GTCTTGCCGGCCAGATTGCCCTTCTTTGCCCCACCACCTGCCGCGAGCAGCTGAAGCCCCTGAAGCAGAGTGGGCGGTGCCTGCCGAATGCCAACGGTAATATTCTCGTCGGGGTAATCCTCATCGCTGGGCAGGATCAGAAAGCGCGCAAGCGAGCCGTCAACGACGTTCGCCCCCTGTAGCGCGCCCCAGAAATGCAGTGGTGTCGTCGTGCCATAGACGCAAAGGCAGGGCTGGTTGATGTCGCGCCGTTCATTTGTGCCATCCCTGTTCGCGTATTCCGCCCCAAGGAAGATCCCGCCGGCCGAGGTGTAAAGCTCGGTCATGTTATCGAGGATCTCGGTGATGTGACGCGGGCTGCGCTTGCGGTCCGCTGCCGCAGCCAAAAACATCCCGAACTCGTCGATCTGGAACAGGATCGCAGGCTGGCGGTGCAGCGCGGTCAAAAGCCCTGCGCCAGAGGCGATCTTGTTACCGCCGAGGTGATGCGCCAGCCCCGCCTCGAAGAAGGTCTCATTTATGATTTCACGGGCATGGTTCTTGCCCGAGCCGCTGTCGGCAATACCCACGACATAGAGGTTCGAGCGCAGATTGCTTTCCGTCCGGTATTGCCGCCCCATCAGCGCACCAATGGCACAGAGGCTTGCGCCGAGCGACAACAGCGGCTGCGGACGCCGGGCGGTGGACAGCATGTAATCGGTCAGATCGCCCACCAGGCCGTCCGGCATCACCAGCGTGAACGGTGGGCTGGCTGGGGTACAACCGCTCTGGTCGGATTGAACGCCCAACCTCGACAACAGCCCCGCCGCTGGATGCCCCCCATCAAAGGCTGCAGAGCCGTCCAGACATAGAGAGGCATCAGGCTGCCATCCACGCTCCATCGCGAGATGATAGATCGTGCCAGCCCCAATCCGGTCGGGCTTAAAGCTGGCCCAGGCCTTCAGCGTGGTCGCGGGCACATCCTTCGCCGCCTGCGCGGACCAGTCGGCAAAAAGGTCGGCCCCTTCCTCGCCAAGCGCCCCCTTCAGGGCCATGCCGACACGCATCCAGCTGTCATAGTCGAACTCGGAGTTGGGCAGCCACTCAAGCGCGGCTTGGATAGCGGACAAGGTTCCAATCTGACCGTGGCTTTGCAGATGTTCCGCCGATGGCGAGATGGGAGCCAGCCCACGTTGTCGCAGGTTTTCTGGCAGCAACGCATAGGCCTCGTCGAGAAACGCCAGAGCAGTTTCCACCGAGATTTCTGGCAGGTCGGTAATGTCGATGTCGGCAAGCCCTTCCTCGGGCCAGACATAGGGCGCGCCGGTGTCGGGGTGGATGGCATAGGCCAGAAACTGCTGGCCGAGGCAGAGCACCTCCAAAGGATGACGCTTGATGCCTCGGAAGGGTTCTGTAGTGCGATAGACCAGCATGCGCTTGGGCGCGCGTCCAATCCTCAAGGCGGGCGTATCGCCCAGGCGTGTGCGTGCCAATTGCTCGATCTGCAGCGCGAGGTCTGCATCCTCGACGATATCGATATCGACCGCCGCAACTGCCCCACCAACGATGCCGATGCCGCAATCGGGCCAACTGGACCAAGTCGCAACCTCAACCTCTGTGGTGTCGCGCTCAGCATGGCGGTTCCACTCCGGATAATCCACCCATGCCCCGCGCTGGAAACGGCCGGGCTTTTTTGTGCCCGGGGCGATTGGAAGGACGGCATAGCCATTGATGACCAGCCGTGCGCCAAAACGCGCCATATAAGATAATTCAGCCATCAGAAAGGCACCTCCGGGGTCATGGCGTCGAGACATTTGCGGTCTTTAGCCGCAAGCTCGCGCAGGTGGTCGCAGTATCCGGTGACGACCGCATCGATGAAGTGGTCCCATTCTGTCTCGGTCATGGTGGCGAGATCAGATTTGCCGAGGCTTTCGAGATAGGCGCCGCCCTGTTGTCCGCCCACGGTCATCGCCTCGGCCTCATTCGGGGTTGGATCGATCATGCCGGACCTCCCGTGACAGATGTCCTGACAGGCTCGGCTGCAGAGGTGCTTGCGGCTGGCATTTCGGCGCGGGTCGGTGCGCTTGAATTGTGGGTCGAACCAACCAAAGCCACGAGGTTGCCGGTGGCAGACGGCGCAGAGGCCGGGGTGGGATTGGGGCATGGGTCGAACCTGTGGCCGGAGACTTCGACATAGCGGCCCGAGGGTCGGACCGAGATTTCGCTTGGGCTTGCGAGTTGCGTGGCTCCGGCGATGGCTTCATCGACGCTGTGAGGCACCGCAAACCCCGCGGCGCGCTTGCACCACCAGTCCACCGCCTTTTGGCGCGCATAGCCCTGATGCTCAAAGCAGACCCATTCGCTGTGGGATTTAAGCCCGCAGCTATAGGTGACCTTCAACGAAGGGAGGCCGTCCAGCTTGTCGTGGCGGCTGTAAGACACGCCATCGACCGGCAGCCATTGAACCTTGGGCGAAAGCACCGGCAGGGTCGCGGCCGTCGGAGCGATTTTCACCACGCGGGTTGGGAATTCGTAGCCGCAATCAGGGCATTCGGCGGCAGAGAGCGTGATGATACTCTCGCACTTCGGACAGACCTTTGTCGGTGCCTCGCCCCCGCCAGCCTCTCCGGGACGCTTTGGCCGCACCAGATCAATGGGGCCATGACGGCGGACATTGCCCGCAAAATCGAGGACCAGGCAGTTATCCTTGCCAAGCGCAAGGCGCGTGCCACGGCCCACCATCTGGACGTAGAGGCCTGCGGATTTGGTGGGGCGCAGCAGGGCTATCAGATCGACTGCGGGGGCGTTAAAGCCGGTAGTCAGCACACCCATCGAGGCCAGCGCACGGATTTCACCGCGCTTGAAGGCGGCGATGATCGCGTCGCGCTCTTCCTTGGGCGTGTCGCCGAAGATGGTGCGGCAGGTGATGTGCTGCCGACCGAACTCCTCGGCCACATGACGCGCATGTTCGACCCCCGAACAAAAAGCCAGCCAAGACTTGCGATCTTTGCCGTGCTCAATGATCTCGGTGACAGCGGCGCGGGTAATAGCCTCCTGATCGACAGCGGCCGCGAGATCGCGTTGGATGAAGTCACCAGCCCGGGTGCCGACCTTCGATACATCCAGCCGGGTGGCTGGCTGCTTGGAAATCAGCGGGCTGAGATAGCCCTGATCGATCAGATCGCGCACAGGCGCTTCATAGGCAATATCAGTGAAGAGTGCGTCCTTTCCCTCATGCAGCATGCCGCTGCTCGTCCGAAACGGTGTGGCGGTCAGCCCGATCACCTTGAGCGTGGGGTTGATCTGGACCAGCCCGTCGAGGAAGCGCCGATACATGGTGCTGGAGTTGCCCGGGATCAGATGGGCCTCGTCGATCAGCACCAGATCGGTATGACCGATCTCCTGCGCACGGCGGTGGATCGACTGGATGCCTGCGAAGAGGATGCGGGCCTGCGCCTCGCGCTTGCCCAAGCCGGCCGAATAGATCCCCGCAGGGGCCTGCGGCCAGAGCCCGAGCATCTCGGCATGGTTCTGGGCGATGAGTTCCCGCACATGGGTTATTATCAGGATGCGCTGATCGGGCCATGTCTTCAGCACGCCCGCGATGAAGGCGGCCATCACCAAAGACTTGCCTCCCGCGGTCGGGATCACAACGCAACAATTTCCAGTATTCTCGCCGTAGTACTTGTAGATGGCCGCAATGGCAGCCTCCTGATAGGGTCTCAAAATCAGCATTTTGGCTTCCTCCTCATCGCGGCGTGCAAAGCCAGGTGCTCGCGCGCAGGCAGCACTTCCAGATTGTCAGGAGCGTTGTTCTGCCGGTTGTGATCTCGATGGTGTACGTGCTCATCCGGCCTCAGGGTCCGGCCGAGCTTTTCCTCGGCAACCACGCGATGTTCGTGGCGACCGAAAAGCTTTCGATAAGTTGATGGCTTCACTGCCGGAAAGCGGCGCAACTGGGATGCACGCATATGCTCCCGAACGACCGAGCTTGGCGCGACGTAGCTTGGGTCGCCATATCGGCGAATTCTCTGGGCGTGCTTGCCACAGTATCCCTTCGCGCCTTTCTCAATCGTCGCTTCGCACTCTTGGAACCGGCAGTTCTTTGGCGGGCGACGCCTTTGTTTTTGCCTCACGGAAGACATCTCGCGTGCGAGGCATCCACAGGAACGAACACTCCCAGATTTCAAATTCCCTGTGGTGGCGCGGTGTTCGGCGCCACAATCGCACACGCAAAGCCAAGAGATTTCGCCTCTTCCGCTCCGAATGCTGCTATCTGCGATAATTGTGAGCCGACCAAATTTCTGACCGATACGAATACTTGCCGCTCTCATGGTACGGCCTCCGTAATGCGGGCGTCGTTTGCCCAGGTGGAGCCATCGGCCATGCGGTAGGTGACGAGATCGTCGCCTGCATCAATGACCTCTCCCGGAACAAGATCTGGTATGAAGAGAT